ATGTCTAAAAAGAAGGATACAGGGTGGAGAAAAAGGAATAATCCAAATGCGCCTAACTATGGTCAATCTTTTCATTTGGAACCAAGAGGCGACAAGAGCAAACTTCCAAAATCGTTGCAAACTGTTAGTTTGAATCAAATCCCTCAGATGCTTGAGGAGCGTAGGCGCAAGAACATGACCGAGTCTGAGCTTGAAGAAGAAGCTATCATTGATGCTGCTGTTCAAGAACAGATTGAAGAAGAATTGGAAAAGGCAAGACAGAAAAATCTCTTGCAAAGGTTAGGCGATGCGTTGGACAAGGCTCAGAAGCGTGACAGGTTACGCAAGGCTCTTGAAGAAGCCAAGGCAGAGGATGATACGCATGATACAGAAGGAGATGGCTACGAGCAGTATCAAGAAAGATTGAAACAGAAGATTGAAGAACGTAATGAAAATGAAACGATGGGTTGATTCCGATGCTACATTCTTATGCTTACACAACTGAGGCGAGAACAAAGGTGAATATTCCAGATAGGAATTTCAAGATTGAGCATAATTGTAAAAAACATATAGCTTGCAGGTCTTGCATTCTAAGTAACACAGCATGCTGTGAGACCACATGTGTTACATCTATTCCAGAAAAAGAGGTGAATCATTATGAACAAACAAAATCATAAGCAACAGAAACAAGAATGGCGTAAAAGGACTAATCCAAATGCTCCAAACAGAGGACAGGCTTTTCCGCTTATCCCTCATGGCGATAAGGGCAAACTGCCGAAAGGTGGACTAAATGTAATTACGCCAGCAAATGTGAGGCAAATGCACTTAGCCAAAGCGAAGCTTGAGAACCTTCCAATAACTGTCTATCATAACAAGAAGGACAAAGACCGCATTAAGGAATTCATGGACACGATAGCAAGAGGGATACCTCTGAGTCCTGTAATCATACACAAAAATCCCGATGGAACGTGGGAAGTCGTGGATGGTCGCCATAAAATCGAAGCCTATCGACTGCTTGGTTACAAATCCATACCAGTAGTCACCAATGCGACTGTAGGAGAGATAGCCAGTGCAATCAGTAGCGATTACGAGACAGAACTGATAGCACAGCCGAGGTCATTTGAAGAACGCCGTGGACTTGCAGCTAAAGCTATTCAGGCTCAGAGGGGCAATCCTCTTTCTGGCGAAAATACAGGAGCAGCTTATGACATACTAAATCCGCTGAGTGCTGGAGAGACGCAAACTGCAGATATACTTGATATGAAGAAACGCCAAGTGGTAAAAAGTGGCGACATAGTGACTAAAGGCGGAAAATGGAAGACAAGAATCAGTGGCACCGATGCGCAGTTGGGAACGCACTATATGGAAGAACCGCATGGAGATAAGTCTGCATTACCAACTGGTTTGACAGTTGTCGTACCACCAAGAGAATTGCCTATTGTCCAGACAGATGTAAAGCAAGCTGAAGCTAAAGTTGAGGCTGAAGCGTCTGAAAAGAAGTTTGAAGACAAAATGACAGAATTGGAAGAGCGATTAGAGGCTTCTGAAAGTGCATTGAAAAAGTCAAAGGAAGAAACTGCGAAAGCAAAAGAGCCAAAAGCGGAAACACCTGAAGCTAAACAGGACAGAGAGTACAAGGAAAAGGCATTGATAATAGCAAAAGACAGGTCTGCAAAAATGCGCGCAAGAAAAGAAAAGGCAAGACTGAAAGCAGAAGCAGAAAGAGAAAAGGACAGATTGTTCACTAAGGCTGGCAAAAAGGGAGCGAAGGCTGGCATTGAATTAGCTGATAGGGTGTTTCCAAAAGCAGAAGAAGAGACATTGGAAGGAGCAAAAGAATATGGCAAAGAAGGACTATTGATAAAGAGGCAAGCAAGTTGGCGCAAAAAAGCCCACGTTGATGGTCGCTGACCACACTCCGAGGAGTGGAGGCTTGTAGAATAAATCATCCTCAAAAGGACACTCTATGAATAAGACACCCAGAGGGGTGGAAAAAGAGAGGCGTGATTTAATTCACGCCATATTTCTTCCAGAAAAGTTGGTGATAATATGGCAAAAGGCAAACGCAAGAGCAAGAAGAACGTCTTGCATGGAAAGGGCAATCCCTTTGAAAAAGGCGCATTAGGGAAGTGACAAGCGCATGTCTGAGCATACACATATGGGGTGGGCACAGGCATGCACTTGTGGTGTGACTTGGCGAGAAAATCTTGGGGTGTAATGTGGTGACTTGACACCCACCGCGTTTGGAGTCATCGCGGAAGTGCCCTGAGAATGTTGGTCTATGACCACACTCCCGCAAGGGAGTGGGCGCGGAATACGCTACATGTACTCCTCGGAGTACTGCCCACCTCATTTTAAAAATCGCTTGCGTAGCTTACAGCTTGCCTTTCTTCAATTCCATTAGATAAACTCAAACCCTTTTGATAAACAAGATGATGGTACAATTCGTGAAGGACAGTTCGCTTCTTCAATCCTCTCTTTGTGAAGTAAGCCTTATTCTTGTGGTACAAGGCTATGTTGTGCTTCCCTACTTTTCTGCCATTGAGAATAATTTTCATCCTTCTAATGCCGTAATACTCGGTCAAGAAATCCACGGCTTTTTGGCAGCCCTCAAGCTCATAGATGATTAGGAACCTCTCACGTATCCGCTTTGGGGGAATGCGGATGCGCATAAGGACACCTTACAGTTTTACTATCCTTGGTTCCCAATGCGTCTTTTCCCCTCTCAGATATTTTGCGAGTAGGAGTGCTTCCTCATTTATCAGGGATTCAACCTCTTGCCTTTTCCCTCTTTTGACATTCGGTATGTCAACTGTACTTCTGAAATAATCATGCAGCCCGTGTGTTAGCTCGCTCAGTTTTGTTTTGTTTAGAAACATTCTTTTGCCCTTCTTGTCGTTGAACATTATAGTTGTAGCCGTGAAGTCTTTAGGTTTCATTGTCTTGGAAAACCCAATCACAAAGTTATCTATCAGGTATCTGTAAAGCTCTTCAAAGTCACATACCAAGCTCGGTCTGCCAAACCGTAAAACATGCACAAATCCGAGATGAGTTTCTAAGTGAGCTTTGGATAAGGCTCTGTAACATTTCCAAAAGAGTAACTCATACGCTAAATTGAACAGGTTGTTAATCCCGTCATAAGCTTGGAAACCAAGACGCCTGTCTGGTCTTAGCCCATAAGGGAACAGCTGGAAGATTTGCTCGAAATAGTTTCTGGTAAATCTGCCTTCAATGTTGGTCAGCTTTTTCCTTAACAGAGCTAAATCGGTAGTGCCTGCACCATTTATTGCTTCTTTAGCTCTCATTAGGTCATGTTGTCTTAAGCCGTATTTCTTCAGTACTTGGTTTTGACTGAGAATTTTCGTAGTTACGATGTGTTTAGCGATGTCTATCCCTTTGCCGTTCTTGAGCGCTTCATACTGACTTATTCTTGTCGTAACGTGGCTATCATCATCCAAATTCCTTAGCTCTGCTATCGGTCTGCCGTTCCGCGTTGCTATGAGAACGTCTATGCCCCAGAATCCTAATGCGCTCAATGCTCCAGTGCTGACCATGTTACCGCTTGTTAAGACAATTTCGCCTATTTCGGACTCAAACAGCGGATACTTCTGTTCATTCTTTTCTTTGTCTCTCAGGACTATGCATCCATTATGCATTACCAAATAGTTCCCGAACGTATCCACTACCAAGTTGACTACCTTGCTTCTCCTTCCCATACCTCTAAGCCTCGCTATACCAGAAGGGCTAACTACCTAATTTGGGTTTCTTATTCAAAAAGAGGAGCAGAAAGCAGGCTTTCCCTAAATTGAGGCTTAGAGATACGAGCACTAACTCGTTTTGCCCACTCTCCACTCCCCTATTCATAAGGGCTATGCGTACAATTAAGTTTTACTTGTACTCTTTGCAGGTGAAACAGTACCACGCTTTGTATTGCTCAATGAACGTTAGCGCATGATGGCAAGAAGGGCAGATGTTAGAAGGTGGTGGTGGCAAATATGTTCTCTGAGCATCTGCTGGTGGAACATTTGTGTTTGCTCCCAAGTGCTTTACCAAAGTCGCAAACGCATAAATGCCAGCTATGCCGACTATGCCAACAATCCCAAAAAAGATTGCCGCTTGACCGCCGCCAGCGCCAGCACTTATGAAAAGAATAAAGGCACAATAGACCAGAACTGCAATTATGCAAAACTTTTCAAGCTGATTCATTTGCTTGTTCTTCTACAATACCATACTCATTCTCCCAATAAGATGTTTATGAATGTGAAAGATGTATTTGTGTTAGCAGTTAGCAGTAGTCAGAGTCAAGTAGCACTTCTATATTGCGCCTGAAATCCTCTTGTATTCCTTAAAACAAGCCTATTCCAAGCCTCATTTACGAAAAGGCAGGTAATTCAGCAGCAGCAGCATTAAAATTTAATCCCAAGAGGGCTTTTGCGAAGTGCCTGCAATAGTTGTTGGTTTGGTTTGGATTAATTTTTAATTCCAAAAAAATTATGGTTGTATTGCGTCTGGTAGCTCTGGTTGTGTTTGGTTGAATAGATTATCAGTTTGGTTCAAGATTGAGCTTTCTATTTTTTTGATTCTGTCTATTTGCGGTATATTAGTGGTTTGGAGTGTTTGTTCTACTGTAACGATAGCGTAATCTATAACCACACATGCGAGAATAACGGCAGAAACAACCAACAGCAACGTTGCTACTACTGTCTGCATACTTGCCTTCTCCCTTCCTATAGAATCGCATGGTTTTATTCATTCAAATAGGTTGTTCTAATTTCAAAACTGTTTCATTTTCAGTATTAAATCGAAAACTGACTTCCCCAGAAATTTTTCAGTGGGTTTGGTTGGTTGGATTAAAATTTACCTGAACCAACAGGTGCCGCTTTCACCTAAAGTTTTAACTTCTTAATCAACGCCCTAGTTTTCTCTTGATCTCTCAAAGCTTCCTCAATGATGGCGTTCGCAAGCACGTAGATTTTCACGTCATTCAGTATAGCCAGTTTTCTGATCTGCTGATGCAAATCATCACGAATTTCAATTACCGTCCTTCTATTCTTATCCACGCTTAACTGGGCCTCGCAAGCTTATACCTACTGAGACTATCGGTTTTACTCCTCAAACTGAACACGTAATCCGCCAGCAGAGGCTGCTCCTTTCCCAGCTCCAGAAGGGTTTCCATCGTCTGCGTTTTGGCGTCAACATTATATTCAGCGCTTAAGATGCGAAAATCCCCGTTAACATCCTCGTTAGGCAGAACAGCGTGCACCGTGTCGCCGGGCAACAATGGCGCGTTGCCGTAATCCACAACCGAGCTCCTAAGCGTCAAGCTCTCCGCGGGATCCTTCAAGCTCGCAAGCAGTGCTTTGGCTCGCGAAGCGCACTCGTCATCGCTCCACAACTCCTCATCCACCTCCACAAGCTCTCTAAGCCCATAGCTGCCCTGGCTACTGGCGTCTTCCTGTACCGTGGTGTAGCGGCGTCCGCCGAAGAACAAGCCGTCCACCCAAAAGCTGCCCGTGCCAGCCGCGTCAAACCAGCACACCACCCGCACCTTCTTGACATGTGTCCAGTCGAAGCCGCTCTCAACCTGCCACAAATCAGCGTTAGCAGCGCCGACTCGCACCTGCGTCTGAAACCACTTCTCATGCCCAACCGTAAACTCGTGCCACGCACTGCGGTCTGCCCCGTCAAAAAGCGTCAACGTCACATTGCCATTAAAACCAGCCTCTCTGCTAAGCCACAAATTCAAAACTGGATAAAGCTCCGCGTCCACCTCCTTGCCCGAGTTAAGCGTGAACAAGCAGCCAGCATAGTTCAAGTTCTGCGCGAACGTTTTGATGCTTCCCGATCCTTTCACCTTCACTGCGGTGTCGAAGCTAACTGTGCCCGACGTGGCGGTCCAAACGCCGTCCGCAGGCGTCAAACTCTCAGTCCACAAGTCCTTATCCGCCGGAACGCTCTTGTCAGCCACGCCGTAAACCGCAATCCAGTTCCGCACGCGGTGAACATCCCTGCTGTACTCGCTGATCTCTATTCTCTCGCTTAGGCTTACGGCGCTGGCTTTGCTGTTTTTGGGGAAGAACTCGAACTTGCCGTCGGGCGCTACACGAAAATCAAAACCTATAACGCCCGCCTTATCAGCGCTCTCCGCTATATGCTTCAGCACATCGATGACTGGCGTGTTCTCGTACTCCAACCGCGTGTACGTGGTATCAGTAGCTTCAACAAGCTCCTGGCCACTGCGAACGTGACTCAAACCCACATAGTAGTCAAGCAGGTCCTTAACGATCTCTTCGCCCTTCTTGTTCTCGTAGGTCTTCGTCACGACCCTGCGGAACAAGCGCTCGCCCCAGCATCGCCCGCCTACGCGCACGTAACTCTCCACGGGTGTGGACTCGTACTTGACGCTTTCCACCCTGCACGTGAGCAGCAATGGGCAACTGGCGCCTCGGCCGACGCTTATGTTGCCGTCCAAGCCAACGTTTATTGGGCTAACGCCGTTGGGACTGTACTTGCCACCCCAGTTCTGCAGCAGCGCCTCGAAACTGCTCACTTCCCGCGTGCAGCCCAAGTGCACCCTAAGCTCGATCACGTCGCCTTGCGGCGGAGCCACACTGCCAAACGCAATCGCTACTGCAGGCGCGTTCACGCTCACCTGTTATTCCACTCCACGCCTGTACAATTCGTCTTCGCCAGCTCGTTGAATGCTGCGAGTACGCGTGGGCATCTCCGCAGCTGTCTCATTAAAGCTTTGGACGCTTGCGGTTGCCGAGTTCATGCTGTTAGCGAAGCTCCACATAGCCGCGGCTGCAGCCACAATAACCGCGATGCCCACGCCAGTCAAAGCCAAAAACGTCGCGAAACTGATGTTCAAGCTGTTCTGGATCATGGTGGCGAAGGCTGTCGCGGCGGCATAAACCTTCTGGGCGACGGCAATGCCGGCGCTTGTACGCATGAACATGCCCATTACGGTGACAACCATCATGGCGGAATTGAAAGTCCGCGTTTGAGTATCGTTCAGCAAGCCAAACTGGTTAGCGATGTACCCGATTGCTGTGCCCGTGGCCCCTATTCCGGCGAGGACGGCGCCTAAGCTCTTCACTCGAGTGGCGAGGCTCTCAGCGTCAGTTTGAATCCTGTTAAATTCTGCACTCGCATGATTTACAGCCCTTATGGTGACGGCTATTTCTCTGAAACTCACAATCCCGCCTCCATTTTGGCCAAATCCAACGCTCCCAACAAAATGCGTTCAAGTTCGGGTAGATGGGTTTGGACTGCGGGGTTCAGGAAGGGCTTAGCCTGTGCATAGCGAGTGCCGAATTCAACATTAGCCGCGTAAGCGGCTTCTGCGCCTACTTCCGTGCACCACTCTTGGATTCGGGCGTAAATGGTGCTTCTCAAGTAGCCAGTCCGAGCGGGCACGAGGTGTGTGGCTTCTGTTTTGACGGTTTCAGCCCACTTCGCCAGTTGCTCGTGCACTTGTCTTTGCATTTCAGTGTCAAAGCGTTTTATTGCTTGCTTGAATTCCTCAGCGCCCGTGAGGTCGCAGTTGATTTCAACGCTCATGCTTTTTTGCCTCTTTTTCTGCTTTTTGTCGTTCTTCCTCTGTTTGGCGGTCTAGCTCGTTGAGGATAATGGTGAATTGGTGAATGGTTCTGGCTGATTGTTTTGCGAGCTGGTTTGGGGTCCACCCGAATTCTCTGCAGAGGCGGAAGTCTGTGATGGCTGGGTGTGGTTTCTGGCGTCTGACGGCGCGGATAAAAAAGCCGTTTCTTCCCTTGTCATGGCGCACAGGTCGTTGACTATCTTGGAGAATAACTCGCCGAGTGGTATGGGGACGCCGTTTTCTTCGCCTAAGAGTCTTTCCAGCGTTATGGGTGTGTGGAGTGGCTGTTCTTTAAGCGATGCCCATATGGTTTCGGCTTGTATGGCTATGAAGTCGCTGCTGATCACTTGTCCTGACACGGCGTGGTATCGTGTGTGTTTCTGGATTATGCGGCTTCGTTTAGCCCACGTGAGCTCTTGGAAAACGTACTTGCCGGCGTATTCTGCGCCGTATTCGGTTCCGAGGTTAATGGTTTCTCTGCGCATTCTGAATCATCTCCATCGTGGCGATTCGGTTGCTTATCGCGGTGTTCACGTCTTCGAGGATGATTGTCTGCATCCACTTTGGCAGTTTCAGGATGCGTTCGCCGAGCTTTTCCCACGTGCGAATCCATTTCCGTCGCAGTTCTGCTTCTCTGCCGAAGTTCTCTAAGACCTTAACTTCCACATCGGTCATTGCCTTTCACCCGCTTAGCTTATCGCGACTGTTTTGGCAACGAATGTGCCTTTTAGGCTGACGAGCTCTTCAACGCGTGTTGGCGCTGCTGCGTTCTCCCATTTGCAGTTGCTGAAGACAGCCTTGTGGCTTCCGCCCAAACCGAATTCTAGGCTGAATTCCGCGTCGTTGATCACGTCTTCGAACTCTTCTTTGCTTTCGAACTCGAAAACCAGTTCGCCTGTTAAGTCGCGGTGCCTGTGCGGCAAGTACTTGAGGATGTTTCCGTTTGGCGTGCGGATCACGGGGACTTGTTTGAGGTTGTTTTCGATGGTGAATTTCCAGTCCGTTACGCGCTCCAGCGTTGCCGCGTCTTTTTTGATGTAGCTTTCGTAGAAGGGCACTGCTCCAGCGTGATCAGCGTAATTAGCGCCTGCTATCTTGGCTGTTCCTGCTACGAGGTCTTGGGCGAGAAGCTCCGCGTTGGCTTTTACAACGTCTTCTACGCCGCATTCGACTGTTGCTCGTTGGAATTTGCAGCCCGTGTAAAGGAGCGAGATTATGTCCGTGGCAGAGGCGAAAGCGCCCTTGTAGTAGAGCAGTTGGATGCTCAGGGACTTGCCTAATTCCGCTTTTGCGTACTGGAGAAAGTTTATGGGCGCGTCACTTGGCAACGGATAAGCGATTTTCAGGCTTGGCGCTCTTAGGCCTTTCTTGATTGCTTGCAGGTCTATGGAGCCTACGCCGCGGAGTTTCATGTTGCTCGGGTTCACTGTTGGCTCTAAGCTCTCGGCGGGAACGCTCAGCATCGACGGGTTCGTGGGCGTTTGTCCATAAACTGTTTCTTCCACGTAGTAGACTCGGCTTTCGTGCGCACTGTATGTTTCTGGCATTTTTTGTTTTTCACACTCCTATGTTCTCGAAGAACCATGATTTCAAGGTGAATTCCGTGCGGAAAATGAAGGGTTTAACGTCCACGCGGTCCACGTCGCGGAAACTGGCCACGTCGCAGTAGGTTATGCCGTTAACCGTGACCGTGCAGCTTACGTAATCGCAATACAGCGTTGCAGGGATCGCGCCGTCGCTGGCGTTCAGTGTTCTGGCAAGAAACCAAACATACCCGTTGTCGTCGACGTAGTTTGGCAGGTCCTGAACCAGCGTGATGGCGATTGTTTCGTCGGTTCCGCCTGCTCCGCCTGTTTGAGCGTTCTGCCAAGCGCTAGCGTTGTGGTTCCAGACTTTGACTGTGACTCCGTTGCCGCCCGGCGCTGTCCCGTAGCCCTCGAAAGCTAAAACTATCTTCTTAACAGTTTTTTCTCTGCTCTCAACCCTAAAGCGGAACAGCATAACCGCGTATTCGCCGTTTTCGCCGTGGCTTATTTGGCAACGGTCATCGTCGCTGTACCAGAGCTGCTGATACTGCCCGCTTGACAGCTCGGTCCAGCCAGCCGCATAGGGCGAGGCTTCACTGCTATTGTGATACGCCTTGCGCATTTGCCCACTTGGACCCGTGTTAAAGAAATCGTAGAGCGTTTCGTTGGGTTTATTGCGGTTCTGCCTAATGACGCGGTTGACTTCGTCGCCGATTTTGCCGCGCATTACTCTGCCTGCTTCGCTTGTGCTTGGCGTGTCTGTTGTCCAAACGTTGACCCTTAAGAGTGACAGGCGCCTCCGTGTTCTGCCGCTTAACTCGATTTTCTGGTCTGTACTCTCAGCCAAGCCTACGGTTACTTGCCCGTCACAGTTCTTGAAAGCGTCAGTGTTCTGCCACTCGCAGGTCACGCTTACGGTGGCCAGGGCTCCGTTGTCTTTGGCAACGCGCATTTTCGTTCTGAGCAGTCTCGTAACTGTCGTGGCTACGTCTTCTGTCTCGCTCATTGGCTCATGAGCCTCCTGCACGTGACTTTGCGAAAGGCAGTCTCGCCTCTGAAGGTGAATTCCTGCACGCTTAGAATCTCGTAGTCTTCGCCGTTTCTGCGGATTTTGTCCCGACGCCGCACTGGCGCAAAAACGTGGATAACCAAGTAGTCATTTGTGACGTAGCCCGGCTCCAGCAAAACTTCTTCAGCTTTCGCCGGCAAGACTATCGCTTTCAAGTCTATGCCCGCGCCGTAGACGGTTTTTTCGCCTCCTTCCTTCAGTGGATGGAGCGTTAGGTTTTCGCCTTTGCTGTTCAGTATCTGAGTGAACCGCGTCACGGGCGCCTCGTAGCTTAAGAATAGCTGTGAAAGCCAGCAGACAGTGGCCATGGCCTGCTTGTTCTCTACGAAACCGTAGTCCGCGTGTTTGGCACCCCAGAACATGAATTCGTTTGAATGGTTGCTGATGATTTTCGCGCTGAACTCGTAGGCGGATTTGTCTCGGTCTCGTCGTATCTGGGCAAGAATGCCCGCGGTTACGCTATCATAATAATCACAAGCTGGAACCCTCGCCGCAACGTCGATGTAGCCTGCCCAGCAGATCGCCGGGTTATAGGCGGGATACAGCGGCGAAGGGCCGATGGCGTTGATAAACTCGTAGGCCTTTTGCACTGTGGGACTCCAGCCTTCATGATCGTAAAGGCCTAATAGTGCGTAAGCCAACGCGTCATCGAAAATCGTGCCCTCATTTGGGCCTGTGCGGTGCCAGTTCCCATCTCCACTGGGCGGCGGATCATAGTAGACGTAGAAGCCTTCGAGACCTTGGCGGCAAAAGCCTGTTGAGTCCGAGATCATGGCTTCGTACTTGCCTTTGTTGGCGGGGTCTGATTCGCAGAGCATCTTCAGGGCAATAAGCCCGTAGAGGCATTCAACATCCATCTGCTGAAGCCACGCGTCCGTTAGGGTTGTGGCTCTTGCGAATCCGCCGTAGTACTTGTCGTGAATGCCAAGCTGGCTTGGTTTGTGCTGCATGTTGTAGAGGAACGTGTCGGCTGCCAGTTTGGCACTGTTCAAATATGCCGCATTAGTGGTAAGCTCGTAGACTTTCAACAAAGCGGGTATCGTGCGGCACGCGTCAACGCTGTAAAAAAACGTGCTGGTCTCGGCGCTTTTAAATCCGCCGTACGCCTGCTTCTCGCTGTCCGTGCACTGCTGCGTCAGTATCCAGTCTGCGAGCTCCACGATTTTGCTTTCTATCTCCGCGCTTCGATCATCGAACTCCGCGTCGAAGTAGGCTTCGTACAGAAAATCAACAGCGAAACCAGCGACAAACGCGGCTCTGCCCCATGTCAGGTCTGGCCCAGACTCTGGTATCACGTAAACGTACGGAGCGTAATCAATTACGAACTGGTAGTAGTAGTCTTCTGGCACTTTTGCCATTCTCTTACGCGCTCCTGACAACGGGCTGCTTTAACCCATTCAAAACTCGTTCAAGCTCCTGTTGGAGCACGCCTAATGGCGGAGCCTTTTCCGTGACGCTGACGTTTTGGTCTCCAACGCTGAAGCTTAAGCCAACCGCGGAGCCGCCCGTCAAATAGCAGATCGCGTAGACTGCGGCTAGCAGCGTGATGAACTCTTTCTCTGCTTCCGTACAATCATTAAAGTCTACTTCCTTGCCGAGCTCCAACTCCAGCGTGACTTCTGCGCGTTTGAGCATCTTTGAGAGCTTGGCGTCTGGAATGTCTGTGGCGCTAACATTAATCGTGTCTCGCACGTCGCTTAGTGATACGTTCGCCAAACCGCGTCAACCTCGCACGTAGAAAAGGCGGATAAGGCGAATTTAAACAATTTTTACGATAAAAAAGCCTGATTAAAGTCTATTTAACTAAAAAAGCTTTTTGAGAAAGTGTTTTCGTTAAGCCATTACTGAATAAGCCTTTTTCTTCAAACTTTTCTTTTTCATGTAAAAAATAACGGGCAAAGTAAAAAGCACAAGCATGGTCACCACTACAAAGTCTGAGGGGAATTCTGGAATTATTTCTTCAGTGTAGAAGGTGTGTAATACGTCGGCGATTATGTTTACCGCCAAGTTTAGGGATTCTCCGCTTCGATTCCTAAACGTGGCGTCGTTCCAGTTGTAGTGTTGGTCCATCCAAACGCACGTTAAATCCCCTTCAGCATCAAAAGTCGTGTCATAAGCCAGCGTCGAAGCCGCATCATAAACCGAGCTTACGCCCAAGTTGCCATCGAACACGAGGTAACTGTTGAATTCGTCCGCGTAGCTCTCCGTGCGGTGTTGCACATAATCTTCATAGTCGCTGTGATGCGATTCGGCACCCCACGCCGTGGCTGCGCCCATCACGTGTCCAAAAACGGCCAAGTCCGCAATGTAGTGCGCAACCATGCCCAATCGCTTGGCGGCTTCGCCAAAGTTTCCAGCATTAAAAAAGTTAACCGCGTTCACGTATTCTTCTCTGGCTCTGACAGCCGCGGCGTCATCCTGCACTGAACCATTAGCGAAAAAGTAAACGTGATGCTTAGTCGTGTCGCCCATACCATCAGGAGCTTGATTGTTATCGGGCAGCTCAGTTCCGTATAGATAACTGGCTTTATTGTCAATCAGAAACTGCTTCTCCTGCAGCGGCAGCCAGTCCAGGGCGTGTTCGGCGATCCAGTCATGAGTGCCATAATTCGGATTGCTCGGGTCGGTGCTGTAGCCGCCGTTGCTCCAGCCTGAAACAGTTGTGGCGCCAAGGCTGACTATGAATAACGCGCTTAAGAGGACGCTCACGCATGAGAAGGCTACTTGTTTCCTTAGCATGGCCCAGTGCCGTATTCTATTTTAGGTGTGCTTCAAATTTAAAAATTGCTAGTCGCCTGCGAGTTGCACAGCCAAATCGCCTAGGATAAGGAACAATCTTGTTTTCTTAACGCCGCCAGTTCCAACCTCAACGACCTCAGTAAGGCTAATGCTCTCAGTAACCTGCAGAACACGAGAAGGCGTAGAAACCGCATCAACCAAGGTCAATGAATCAGACACATTCAACGTCTTTAATACTCTTGCTACATCCGCAAGGTTCACGGAATCCGCAACCGCCAACAGTTTCGCCACCAAAACGACCTCAGCAGCGCCTATCGCATCCGAAACAGTGACCGAGGGCTTATGCCTAAAAATTGCATCAAGAACACTCACGGTATCCGCAATAGCCACAGGCTTATTCACCAACGCCAAATCAGCCAAGCCTATCGTGTCTAGCACGGTTTTAATTATAGCCCCTGTGATAACGTTAACCAAGTCAGCGAGCGAAAGCACATCTGAGACAATCAAAGGCGACTTGTCCCCTTTAACCGAATCCGCAGCGCCCACAGAATCCGCTATAGTTAACGTCTTGTTCCGCAAGACTGCATCAGCAAGCCCTAAAACATCTGTTATTGGAAGAAGTGTTTTATGCCGCAGAACCGAATCGGAAAGCCCAAGCGAATCCGTCACTTCCTTTAAAACTCCGCCTGCCGTGTAAGTGACTGTTAATTTGCACGCATTCGCATTCACATTGTCCCATGAGTAACAGTCTTTCTTGTTGTCGCTTGCGCTACCATCATCTTCCCAGAAAAGAGCTAAAGCGTTACCGCTTACCCAGCCTGCCCTATTAACTATCTCCTGAATAACTGCCGATATATCGACGCTATCATACCAAGTGTCTGCTGTCCACCCTTCACTAGGATCCCAATCTACTGCGGCGGTTGTTCTTGGGCGACCATTATAATCCGTTAAATCCGAGAATGTAGCAGCGTTGTCTTCATCATCACCTGTAATTTTTGTCTTTACACCCGTAGACGGATCTGATACCCTAGCACGGACTGAGATTGCGGCAGAGTTGATGGTTGAACCCTGCGGGATAGTAATGTTTAGGAATCTAACGCCGCTGCCATCGACAAGACCATCACGATGCCCAGCGATAATACGAATACCATTTGTGTCAAATGTTGCGTTTTCCCTACGGCAATCGTCAGTTGATGCTCCAACTTGCCATGCAGTCATTTTTTATGTCTCTTCATATCATCATATTATTATGTTTACTTTCCAAATAGTGCTTGTTTTGCCGAAAGTTGTCATAGATTTCCCCATTAAGAAAAAAGGGAAGGTTTAGCTGAACGTTATCTGCAAACTCAACGTCCATATTTCGGTTATTCGCATTTAAAGCCACCTTCAACGCGCTTCTCCAACTCAGCGAGCATTTCTTCGGCTTTTTCTCTCTTAATAATCAGGCTAGGTAATACTGCTTTGAGAAAGACGATGATGTTTAAAGTTCCATCGATTTGCCAAGTTCCACAAGCGCAAAGTTTTTTTGTCACACCCATGAACGCCCCTATTCTTTCGGATCTCCAAGATACTTTGCCGCCAATAGACTCAAGGTACTTCAAAACCTCAGAATTTGTGTTAGAAATACCAATGTGAGGCTGTTTATCAATTTTACCATGCCGCTTTCTAATGTTCCAAGTTATATGTCCCTCACCATCCAACAAACCAGCAATATACCCAAGTTCTCTTGGATTTTCAGGCATTTTTAATTCCAGTCCCTTAGTGCCGTGATGCCTGAATTCAACGCCTTGCCGAATGAGAGCATTCCGAATTGCTTTAATTCCAACATGTAATTGTCCAGCGAGATCTTGAAGCGTCAAACCAGAGAGATATGCCCTCGCTATTTCTTCATCTTGATCAGGTGTAAATTTTCTAAGTTCTGGTCGATACTCTGGACGGTACTTTCGAGTCGGTATTCTAAGTCTTCGGCAAGCCTTCCAAATAGCACCAGTGGATACACCTAATTGCCGCGCTATTTCCACCTGTGACTTTTTTGAAGTAATATATTGCTCATATAGCCAACTCCGATCACGCAAATGTGGGTTTTTAGCCTCTCTTAATTTTCTTTTGATTTCCCAACTCTTTTTTCTTAATCCATGTCTTTTCATGGCTAAACTGACTGCGGCAAGACTGCATCCCAGTTCTTCAGCAATGTCCCGTTGAAGTTTGTTCTGGTTGAAGTATAGTTCCCGCAATAGCTCTGGGTTATGAAGCGTTTCGCATCTTGGATATGGCATAGCGATCAACGTATTCATTGAGTACTCCTCAATTTAAACTTTATCGTATTACGAGAAGGACACTTGAACGCTTAATACCCATGTTTCACCTGAAACTTTAGTGCCTTTACTGCTTATTTTGCGGTTCAAGTTTTTGCCCGTATCGGTTGATGCGTTCACAACGGTGTATTCTTCCCAAGCATAGTTCGCGTCGCCTGAAGCAAAGGTTGCCCGCCATTCTGCGGTTTGATTAGTTCTTGCGGGATAGCTTGTATCCATAGCCTTGTACGTTTTGTTCGTTGCCGCTTGCAGTCCTGTGTGAGTTGCGTTTTCAGCCGCGTTGGAGTCTCCGACGCCTAACCGCGCATTAGTATTGTCCCATTTTGTCGGTGTTCCGAGCCCGCAAATGACGTCAATAAGTTCTTGGAGCCCTTCGTTCAATGCGATGTTCGCTTCAAACTCTTCGGTGCAGATGAACGCTTTCGCGTAGAGGCTTATGGCTTTAGCCACGGGCATACCCACTTGCAGTGCACTCGCGATCTCGCCTTTGGGATCCTTGAATTTGTCTATTCGCCATTTGGCTTTCCAGCTTACTTTATCCATTGTTTTTTCCATCATATTCCTCCTTTTTAAATGGTTTCTCGCACAGCCGCGCTTTGTCGGCTATGTTCGAGCCACCTCGCTTAACGTGCCATTCCACGTGAACGTTAAAGTGAAAAGCAAGTCAGCCCCATCATACGCCCTTAAACTCGCCAGAGTGCCGTCAACGTTCCACGTGAAGGCGAGCTTGGTGATTCTTCGGCCAGGCGGAGGACACGCAATGTCCATTAACGCGCTGTGGATAGCCCTGTACGCCTCGTCGTACCTTCCGTATGCGACCTCAGTCATCTCCATCCGCCTCAAAAATCTCGAATGGCCATTTCAGCCGTGTAGAAGGTTGAGCCCTTCTCCCGCTTAGGAAAGAGGAAAAGAAAAAGGAGCCGCTCATTGCTTTGAACCTTCCACTGCAGTTTCGGGCTGCACTTTTTCTTCCCACAGTTCCCAGCCGAGCTTGATCGCGTTCTTGCGGAACTCATTTTGGCGGATAAAGCCAAGCTCAGCAGCCCTAAGCATGTCCCCCATACTGGCTTCCTGTGTTTTGGGAGAACCCCATTGCAAGCGCGCCTGCGCTTTCATCGAATCCACTCCTGCCTGAGCCAGAACCACGTCGAAAAGTTCTCTTTCAACTTGGCGTTTGATATATCTCTGAATAGGTTTGATGAGCATGTTCTGCAGCTCCAGAGCCGCTTTTGCTGAGGCCTCGGTGAAGCCCGGCGTGCTGAACAGCCGCGGCAGAGGGGTCTCGCATCCGAGGTAGAACTGGTTTATCAGATGGTCCACGTAATATTCAAAACGCGCTCGCGGATCGAGCGTCACTGGCCGTATGTCGCCTTTTCCGTTGTAGAAGAGCCAAGCGCCTTCTTCGCCGCGGTTCTTGATGGCTTGCTCGAACTTTCGTATGGTGCCTTCATCCGCCCTTTCGAGCAGAGCCAAAACGTCTGGTCCAGCGTATTTCTCAAAGATTCTCGGCATTATACGCTCTATTTTTGCTTTCATCCATGCAAAAGCGGGTCGCTTATCTGACTGTAAAGTCAAAGAGTGAAGAAGAACCTGTAAGACGCCGGTCCCATAACCGGAAAAGTCAAGGCAGTTTATCCGCCAATGAATGACCGCTTCTGCAGCGAGGTTTTCGCCGCCATAAGCTTGCCGCAGCTTGTAACTTTCAATCTTGTAAGGTATTTTCAGCGTCTTTTCTTCTATGAAGCTTTGTTGGATGCGCTCAACAGTGTCTACTGGCAGCCTGTGCAGCTCCACCAGTTTTTCAGGAGTTAGTTTTAGCCAGAAGTCGTTTCCGCAGGCAATCAGCCCTCGTGCCATATCGCAGAGCAACGCATCTAAGTTAACATTTTCATTGAATCGATCCACGACTCTCTTGGCTTCTCCAGCCTTTTCGTAGTTTTCATCGACTGTTGTGTAGAAACCCGCGCCCACCGCTGAAGCTGCCAGCAAGTCAACGCTTGCTTTGCATGTCGGATCGCATGCGTAAAGCTTCATCACTTCAGCCAAGGGAACGCTTGGCGTTTCGTAAACTAGGGCTTGTTGCGGAAAAGCATACCCGCTTCTGGTTTTAAATGAGAAGGCTTCGGTTAATCGCCTTATCGCCTTGCTCATTTTAGAGGGCCTCCAGAAATTTAGCGCCTTTTTCGGTTATCACGTAGGCAGCGCGGTGTTTCTGCTCGCTTTTCCGAACGTAGCCGCTCTGAATCAAATAGCGGAATATGCCCTCGAAAGTAGCGTGAGTGCCGGACTTTTTAACGGTTCTTTTTTCGAGTTCTGTTCGGCAAAGGGGCTGCCTATCAAGCTCTTTTAACACGGTTTTTGCCAAGTGCATTCTTTCGGTTAAACGTCTCATGTGCAAACAACCTCTACGGGTTTTTGAGTGCTAAAAAATGGGGGAAAATGAAGAGTGCAGACCATCAGCACAGCGAGGTCCCTTCTGTCGTCGAAGCCGTAAGTGTTGAGGGCAAGGTCAGGGGCGTAGGGCGTCATTTCGGCCCCGCACATTTGGCATTTTTGCCAGCAGTCACAGGCAACAATGTCGCCTTTTCTGTCCGAGTAATGCGTTTTTCCGCACAGGGGACATTTGCCTTCATACTTCGCCATTTTTCTGCCTTACCCCTTTGTCAGCTTACAGTGCAGTGGATATGTTGGTCATTTTCGCGATTGCCTTGCTGCGGAGAATGCCCACGCCGAAGCGGGTCGTAGCCCTAACGCCGTATTTGCCGTTCTTTATGTCTTCCCAGTCTTCAACGGTTATATCCCGTCGCAGGAGCATCACCGACGCCACTCGCGTGTCTACGGCGTAGGCTGTCCCGTTGGGCACCAGCGTGCTGGCTTGAACTCGCATGCCCAAAACGCTTGTGACGGTGCCTTGCTCCATGTCCGTCTGTCCTGCTGGCAAGTACTGCGCGTGGATAAACTTGTCATCCGTCAGCAACTGATGCAGTTGCACTTCGTTTACTGTTAAGACTGCGGGTCTCCAGTTTTCCCCTCTAACCGCGTTGTGAAGCTTGACCAGCCCGTTCCAGTTCATGGCTGCTCCGCCCTGGCTTATCGGCGCTCCGCCAGCCAAATCCGCGTCAGCGATTGCTCCGTAAAGCGCTATTATCCTGTTTGTTTCTTCTTCGCCCAAGGCTCTGCCGACTTTTTCGACCATGTTGTCCATGACGTTCCATGTGGCGTCTTCCAGAAACTCGCGAGTCCATTCCTCTGACGCTTCGGCGAGAACGTTCGTGTAAACGTCGACCGTGCTGTTCTTCTTGCCGCTTAAGCGTGTTGCTGCGCCTTCTGCGTAGCGGTAAGCAACAGCCTTCTCGTCCAAGGGGAACCTTTCCATCGCCTCAGTTGTAGGCCGCACTGTAATTACGCCTCTGCCAATCATTTCCGGGTAAGCAGCCTGTACAAGCGTGTCGTGCAAGCGTCCTAACGCGCTTACCGTGTCGCTGAACAGGCCTTCTCTGACGCCTACTTCGCAGTAACGCTTGAGAAACGGATGCACGCTCGTCTTATGCCTCAGGTTTTCTATGTGTTCTTTGAACTCGCCGTCTCGCTGCATCAAAGATTCAAAAAGTTTCGGTTTCATGCAAATCCCTTCTACACTTGGATGAATAGCAAGTCGTCTGCGGCTGTTGTGGTTTCCAAGGCTGTTCCGAGCTTGCGATTATAATAGATCGTGTATGAGGCTGTTCCTCCCTCGTTTACGGCTTGATCCGCCAGTTGCAGCACTCGTTTTGAGGAATCAGCACCGTAAACCGCTTTGCCTCGGGTTATGGCGCCACCAGCTTTGACTTTGACTCTTCCATAAATCAGCACTGGACACTGCTCGGCAGCAGCAACGCTTTTAACTGCTACGCCTATGCAGTCTTGGGCTGCGGTTGCAGGGGAAACCTTATCGTCAGCACTTAAGTAAACTGGGTCGCCCTTTGTCACAGATGCTGCGGCTTCGAAGGATCTTATTATGGCGTTGGGGTCGTCTGTTTCGCCTATTGCCATCCAGCTTTTTCCCGTTAAATCAGTCATTTTTCATCTTCACTCCAATTTTTTCTTCGTTTTCACCGAGTTCATCCTCAGTTACTCACGGTCATCACCGTGACCATCCTGCAAGGTTCGAAGTTTCAGGATAACCCTGCGCAGTTCCTGGCACATTCTCTGAGGTCCAAGACTCCAACTTCGCTGGATAAGGGGACTTGGCAGAACCGCCTCGATCAAGTTCACCGCTTTGCCTATCGATATCACCGGTTCTGCTGGCTTCTTGAAGAGGCTCTCAGGCACGACGCTCTTGTTTGGAAGGTTCGAGTTTGAAGCGGAAAGCATGTAGTTAGGATGAAGTGAGAGCCAATCCTGAATCTTGATCTGATCCCACATCTTCTCTTTAGAAAACAAGATGGCTTGGACGCGCTGGGCTTCTGGCTGCTGTCGCGGTTTTCCCATTATGGCTAGAATTCCGTTTTCTTGGTCAAGCCAGATAGTGCTGAAATGTTCGGGCACGAAAGCTGAAGCTTCCTGGTAAAAACCGAGGATGTACTCGCCAGCGATTATAGGCTCGAACCCTTGTTCCTTGACCTGCAATTTTTCCATAATCTGGATGTTGGCATCTGGCATTCCCGGCACGGCCACCAGGCTCATTTCGGCGTTGTACAGTCCGTGGGGGATTTTTCCGTCAATAATGTCTATGGTTTCGTAGTCTGCTCCGACGCTTACGTGCCTGATTAAGCCTTTGCGAATCTTATCGGCTGTTTCTTCATCGTAGATTTCTGCTTCGTACCATAAGCGCTGTCCGTCCCATTCGGTTTTGGTGACTTTGCCAACGGCGTTTGTTGTGGTTACGTGCTCTATGTAAACGGGTGCGTCAACGAGTTTGCCCGCGAAAGTTTGCAACTCGTCGGGCGCATAAATGTTGAAGTTTCTGCTCATGCCAGTGGTCATGGCTAAGCCGCGTATTCGCAGGGGTTTCTCCGTAATTTTCTCGGCGATTGTGAATGGCAAAACCGCGTAGACGTGCTCTTTAGCAGGGTTATGATGTTTTTCGAACCATTCTTTGGCTTTTTCAACGGTCCAGCCCTTGTCTTTCTCGAAAAGGTAGCTCTGGACTTCCATCGTGTCTTTGCCTTTTGGTTTGCCGATTACGGCTTTGATTCCCTCTTTTTCGCTCAAAGTGATGGTTTTGAGAGTGTCACTTTGAAACTCCGTGGGATCTCGGTGCCCGCTTCGGATGAGTTGTTCCGTGTTTTCCCATGGCATTTTTCCTTCGACCTCACACAACTAATACCAAACTAATATACTGCGAAACTGAAAAGGCGAATTGTACCGTCTGCGAAACCGTATGCGGGTCCTTCCAGCGATCCTTCCGCAAAAAGTGATGCCCTATGCCTCGGAAATGCGTGGTTAGAGTATGGTTGAGTAAGGAGCAACGGGAGATTTTGAATGAGTTAGCGAGGCGGTTGGGCACTAGCGAGAGTGAGACTTTGCGGATGGCTTTGATGGATTATGCTAAAGAATTGAGTTTGATGAAGGAAACCATTCATCGAGGCAAAAACCAGATTTAAACTATCAACAAATCCGCGGTTGAACAGAGTTCCGATTCCGATTTAGTGCTCAAAAAAAGCCAATCGCGAATTAACTTTAAATGCGAATGCTGTTATACTATAGGCAATCGCCCTTTGAGTAACTTAGAATGTCACACGTGGTAGGGTTTAGATATTGACAACAAAAACAAGAGACTTCGATAAACTTTTACTAAACGCCATCGACGAAGCCCTAAATTCTCTGGGGGAATCAGTGAAACAATCAATATACTTCCACATCGAGAACAAATTCAGCGTGGCAAGAAACGAAATCCCCGAAAACATAGAAGAATTCCAAGGGGGCCTTGAAAAAATCTTCGGCACGGGCGCGCGCTTTATAGAGATTATGATAATGAAAAATCTTCACTCAAAAATTGGCCTTCCGCTCTTAATGGAAAAAAGCGGGCAGCTCGAATTCGTTGAATATGTGGATGTAGCGAAGCAAGGTTTTCTGAAGAAAAATCATGCAGCAGAAATAGTTAAGAGTAAATACTCCTAGTTTTCTGAACACAGTTAACGGAAATTCATATCAGCGGTTCATAAAGGCTTTATCACCGCGTAATACAGTTGATTTTCAAATTCACAACTCACCCTGAGTATGTTTGCATGACAAAGATGTAGACGTGCCCCTTCTCGGCCCCATCAGAATTAGCATGCAAAAGATGCAAGACGAATGTTGAGTTCCATGGGAAAAAGAAAAAACGGTATGGACCGAAAAACGATGAAGAAAACTGAAAAAACATTACAGAAGGAACTTTTCCGCTTGCTGGCTAAGAAAGAGGAACTAAGGAAAGCGCAAGAGCAACTTCTCAAATCCGAGCGCCTAGCCGCCATCGGCCAATTGGCAACAATGATCGGGCATGATCTACGCAATCCTTTGACAAGCATCATCGGATCCACGTATTACTTAGAAAAAAAGTTAGATTCAAACGCGGACAGCAAAATGAGAGAGATGCTGGGCATCATAAAGAAAAACGTAGAATACTTAAACAAAATCGTTAACGACCTTTTGGATTATTCTAGGGAGATCGTGCTAGAGTCAGCAACAAAGAACCCGAAAGCGATAATGAAGGAAACTCTGTGTGGCGTCAAGATACCTGAGAATATTCGTTTAGTAAATTTGACTAAGAGTCAACCGAAAATGGAGGTCGACCTAAAGGAGATCAAGTGTGCCTTCGTTAATCTACTCACGAACGCGATAGATGCAATGCCTGAAGGCGGAACCCTCAAGATAGAAAGCAAAAGAACAGGAGACAGCGTGATTTTCAGGTTCTCAGACACTGGGACAGGAATCTCTCCAGACGCCATGAAGAACCTTTGGACTCCCCTCTTCACAACCAAGGCGAAGGGAATGGGCTTTGGTCTACCTGTATGCAAACGCATAGTGGAAGCTCATGGAGGCAGCATTTCAGCTGAAAGCAAAGTGAACAAAGGCTCAACATTTACTGTTACTCTTCCAATCGAATCAAAAACAAAAGAAGGAGGTGAAAAAGTATGGGCGAAACCGCAAGAATCCTCATCGTTGATGATGATGAGAATATAA